ACAAGAAGTTTTCCCGGGCCTACGGCACTGCCGGCACTGCGCCCTTCGGCACCGCAAACGATCTGTCCGATTTCGCCCAGGTCAAGAAGATCCTCCTGGATAACGGATGTGGCGAAGGTGATCTCCGTATGGTTCTCGGCACGACCGCCGGGGCAAACATGGAAGGGAAACAGTCCGGACTGTTCAAGGCCAATGAGGCCGGTACCGACGCCCTGCTGCGCGAAGGCATGATTACCCGGGTCCAGGGCTTCGGTCTCGGCAAGTCAGCCCAGATCAAGAACCACACCAAGGGTACCGGCGCTGGATACCTGGTCAACAACGTGGCGGGCTATGCTGTCGGGGCGACCACCATCGCGGCCGACACAGGCACCGGCACCATCGTTGCCGGCGACGTGGCGGTGTTCGAGGACGATACCAACAAGTACCTGGTTACGTCTGCCCTCTCCGGTGGCAGTTTCACCATTGCCGCCCCGGGCCTGCGTCAGCCTCTCGCCGACGGCAAGACCATCACGGTTGGTAACGCTTACGCGGCAAATATGGCCTTCGACCGCAACGCTATCCACCTGATCACCCGTGCCCCGGCGCTCCCGGTCGGGCCGGACGGCAGGCCGGCTGATGCTGCAGACGACGTGGCCTACATTACCGACCCCATCTCCGGCCTGGTGTTCCAGGTGACCATGTACCGCCAGTATCGTCAGGTGCTCTATATAGTGGGTCTGGCCTGGGGCCAGGGATGCGTGAAGCCGGAAGACGGCGTAGTCCTGCTGGGATAATCATCATTCAACCGGGCGGGTGTCCCCCGCCCTTTCGGGAGGAAGTTATGGCGGAAAAAACGGAACTGGTCCGGATGGTCCGGACGGAGGAAATGGCGCAGGGCGGCCCGGTCGAGGCTAATGTTCACCCGGATGAGGTGGCCAACTATGCCCTTGGGGGTTGGGTCCGCGAGGATGCGGCACCGAAGGAAAAAGGAAAGTAAGCCATGGCCTACTGCGAGCTTGCCGACATTGAATCATCCCAGGAGGACTTGATCGAACTGACCGACGACTCCGACACCGGAGACGTCGACCAGACAAACGTCGACAAGGCCATCGCCCATGCCGGCGAGCTCATCGACGGATATCTCAGGGGGAGGTATACCCTCCCCCTTGATCCCGTTCCTGGGCTGATCCGAACCCTGGCGGCAACCATAAGCCTGCGACGGCTCTACGCCCGCCGTCCGCGCCTCTCCATACCGGAGTCGCTGGCGGACGATTACAAGAATGCCCTGAAGATTCTGGAGAATATCCAGAAGGGGCTTGTCACTCTGGGTGCGGCGACCCCCGGCGAGGAGATCCCGTCGGATGCGGTGTCCAAAGTCAGCGCACCGGAACGGATTTTTACCGACGAGTTTCTCGATACCTACTAACAGGTGATCTATGCTGAGTGAAATCGAAGATAAAATCGTTGAACTGCTCACGGTCAAGCTGGAGAGCGCCCGCAAGATCGGCGTCCAAAAGGGAGTGGAGGGGCTGGTTCAGCCTGCCGTGTACGCTTCGGCCGAGTCGGGCGTGTTCGAGAAACTCGGGCAGGTAAAGCTGAAGCATAACGTCACCGTTTATGTGGACATCATTTTTAAGAACCTGAAGGACCAGGAAAAACGGCGCGAAGGTGTGAACCTTATCCTCGAGGGCACCGTCCAGGCCCTGATGTTTGAAACCCTCGGACTAGGTATCGGCGATCTAATGCCGAAGGGGTGGCGGAACACCACGACGTCCGACCTGGACGAACTGGGGCTAATCGCCTACTCCCTGGAACTGACCACCCATTACTACATAACTAAACAATCCGATGAAGAAATCACCGACCTGCTCCGAGTGGGTCTCGAGTATATCCTGGCACCGGGCGATGAGGCGGCTGATTCGGCCGACCTGGTCGAGTTGCCCGAGCAGCCCAAAGAGTAAGTAAAGACGTATTCAAGGAGGCTTCAAATGCTCGTTAAAGCAGCGCCGGGATTGAAAGTCCCGATGGAAGGGCGGCCCAGGGGATTTATCTCCGGACCCGATCCGGTTCGGGTACCTGACACCGCGTATTACCAGCGCATGGTTGCCGACGGGAGCCTGACCGAGATCACTGCTAAGTTGATCGACGGCGGAAAAAACAAGCCTGTCAAGAAGACCTAATCGGGAGCCACGAGTTATTCAAGGAGGATTCACCAATGACCATCCAGTTCGACGAAATTCCGGCATCGATACGCAAGCCGGGCAAGTATTTCGAGTTCAACACGAAGCTGGCGGTGCGGACGCTGCCGGCCAACGACCAGAAGATGCTGATCGCTGCTCAATTGCTGGCATCCGGATCTGCAGCGGCCCTGACTCCGGTCCAGGTGTATGACGATGCCCAGGCCGCCGCGCTGTTCGGTTCCGGCTCGATGGCGCATCTCATGTGCCGGGCGGCGATCAAGGCAAACCCCTACCTGGACTTGACCGTCTGCGCTCTGGCCGATGCCGGGGCGGGCGTGGCCGCCTCCGGTACCGCAACCGTCACCGGAACAGCAACCGGCTCCGGTGTCCTGACGCTGTATATCGGTAACCGGGCTGTTGTGATCGCCATTGCCACGGGAGACATCCAGGCCGATATCGCCGCTGCCCTGGACGCCGAGCTGGCGATGTATGCCGATCTTCCGGTCACCGGTGCTGTCGCCGACAACGTGGAAACGCTCACTGCCCGGAACAAGGGCACGGCAGGGAATTCCATCCCGCTGTCGGCCACCTGCACCGCTCCTGGTGTGACCGTTGCGATCGTCGCCATGGCGAACGGTGCGACCGATCCGGATCTCTCCACCGCGCTGGCCAAGGTGGTCGCCGAGCAATACGACATCATCGTTTCACCCTACAACGACGCCACCAACATCACAGCCTTGACCGACCACCTGGATCTGGTATCCGGCCCGATGGAGCAGCGACCAGGGGTGGCGGTGATCGCCCAGACCGGAGCGCTGGCAACGGCCACTACCTTGGCCGGCACCATCAACCATGGCCGCGTGACCCTTTCGCTCCTGCGCGGCTGCCGGTCGCTGCCCTGCGAGCTGGCCGCTGCTTTTGCCGCCGTGATGGCGGGCGAAAAAGACCCGGCCATGCCGCTGAATACCCTGGAGCTGAAGGGCATCCATGCCCCGGCCATCGATCAGCGCCTCTCGCGCACCGAGCAGGAAAGCTGTCTGCACAATGGTGTCACGCCGATTGAAGTTGCTCCTGGAGAGAAGGTCCGCATCGTCCGAGCGATCTCCACCTACATCGTGGACGCCCAGGGGATTGACGATATCAGCCTCCTGGACATCACGACGATCCGGACGCTCGACTATGTGCGAAAGGCCTGCCGCGAAAGGGTCTCCCTGCGCTTCCCCAGGGCGAAACTCTCAAGCAAAACCCCGCCGCGAGTACGAAGCGAGCTGCTCGATGTTCTGATGAAGCTGGAAGAGCTGGAGATCGTCGAGGAAGTGGCAGCCAACAAGGACGGCCTGATCGTCGAGCGCGATGGAACGGACCCGAACCGGTTGAACGCGAAGATTCCGACCGACGTGGTCAATGGCCTGCATGTGTTTGCCGGCAGGATTGATCTGCTTCTTTAAACCGTAAACAGGAGGTTATTCCATGTCTGAATATGTTGCAAAGGTCTCCCTGGAGGTGAACGGCCAGGAGATTACCGATTTCAAGGCCGTGTCCGAAGGTGGGCGCACCATGCGCAAGCAGGTGCCGTTGATGAACAAGACCGGGCACACGAATGTGACGCAGCGCCATACCGTGAGTGTCGATTACGTTGTGCCCTCGGATGCGCCAGAGTTTGATTTTGACTCGGTGGAAGGCGGGACGCTCACCATCGATAAGGGTAACGGCAGCCGCGTCACTTATGGCGGGGTCTGCACCCTGGAGGTGGGAGAAACCAAGTACGACGGCGACAACGAGGCGGTGCGGGTTATCTCTCTTTCCGCTGAGACCAGGACGGAGGGATAGATGGTAGAGCAAGGGACATTTCCCGAAGGGCTACTGGTTGAGGGTCGCTTGTACCGTGAGTTTATCCTCGACGAGCAGAAGTTTCGTCATACCCTCGAAATCATGAACGACCCGACAACAGGCAACAAGGTTGAAGATCCTACCTGGTATTCGGCTGCACTTCTGGCAAAACGTCTCACGGTGGAGGGGCTGTCTGAAGTAACCCCGGAGATGGTTCTCGATCTCTCTGGACCGGACGGTGATGAGCTGACCCGCGTCAGTATTGATCTCGAGAATCGGAGGCAGGAGTTTCGAAGCACGGCACAAGCCGCAGCGGAAGCTTCAGCTGGCGCTGTTGAAGCTGGGGTTCAGTCCGAAGGAGATTGAAGAAATGCCGGAGGCTGAGGCTGTTTCGTATGTCACGTTGTATGACGAAATGGCCAATCCGGACAGACCTCGCACTATGAAGGTACAGCGCCCAAAAAGGACCAAACCGCAATGAATATGAAACTTTTCCTCGAACTTATCGCCCGCAGCAGCGGCTTCCGCTCAGAGCTGAATAACTCCGGCCGGGCGGTAACCCGATTTACCCAGGGGGCGAAGCGGGAGTTCGCGGAATTGCGACGAATGGCGGGGACAGTCCAGGGGAAACTTGCCGGGATTGGTCTGTCGATCGGGGTAGCGAAGATCATGTCAGACTCGGCCCGGCTCGACAAGAGTCTGACCCAGATCGGACAAACGGCCGGGTCCAGCGCTGCAGAGGTTTCGGCACTTCGTCAGGACCTGTTCCGCATGGGCCGGGAGTCAGGGCAGAACATAGAGGATCTAAAGGGCGGCTTCGATGCGCTGGTTCAATCCGGCCTCACCATGAAAGAGTCGAAGTCCACCCTGGACGGTGTGAATATTGCCATGGCGGTGACCGGGTCAAATGCCGAGACTCTTGCCGGTGGTCTTACCGTGGCAGCGAAAGCCTTCCAGTTTGATCTGGCGAAACCGGGCCAGGCACTGGAGTTGCTCGACAAGATGGTAGTGGCCGGGCGGTTGGGAAATGCGGAACTGGAAAATCTATCCGGCATATTCGCCCGTGTCGGTGTTAACGCTATGTCCGCCGGTATGGGATTTGATAAAACCCTGGCGTTTATCGAGGGATTGTCACAAGTAGAACGCCAGCCGGAACGACTGGCCACCCTGGTTGACTCCACGTTGCGCGTATTTACGAACGCCAATTACATGAAGGCGGCACAAAAAGCTACCGGAGTCCGTTATTTTGACGCCAAAGGTGCCCGCCGCGACGCGCTTGATATCCTTGCTGACCTTAAAAAACAGTACGACACCCTTACAACCGATCAGCAGCGATTCGGGTTTATTTCCAAGGCGTTCGGGAAAGCAGATCTCGATACTATCAAAGGTATCCGCACGCTGATGTCCGGAGACATTCTTCCCCAGGTTCGACAGTTTTCGGGCACGATTCAAAAGGCTGGCGGTACCCTTAAAGATGACTTCAGCGAGGCTACCCGCAACCTGATCGATCAGACCGGAATGCTGAAGAATGATCTCCGGGAAGCTGTAGACGGTTTCGTAAAGCCGATCAACGAGACGCTCGGGCATTTTATCCAGTTCCTGCGGGCGAAAAAAGAGGATGGTGGTCTCTCTCTTGACGGCAAGCAAATGATTGCAACTGGAACGGCCCTGGCCTTGGGTATCCCTATTGCGGCACGCTATGGCGGCAAAGCTATCGATGTTTTGCGCAGAAAGATGATGGGTACAGGTTCGGTTGCTGTGGGCGTGGCCGAGGGCAAGGTGCTGGAGTCTGCGACCGGGGTTTCTCCGGTTTTTGTTGTCAACTGGCCGGCGAATATGGGCGGATCGCTTTTGCCACAAACTGGACCGATACCAAAGTCAGCACCGACAACTGCCGGAGGGTTGGCAGCAGTGGGCAATGTGTTGAAAAAGCCGGGTTTGTTCGCAATTGCAGGTGGTATCTCGTATGGGATAGGTAGCTTCCTTGATAAAGCATGGGGTGGAACCGGCGACATTATCGGCCCTGGAGGATTCCCCGGAGATCCCAGCCCAGGCGGTAGCGGGGTCAGGAACGACATCAAGATCGACATCAGTATCGACGGTCGCGGGCAGGTCATCACCAAAACGAACGGCATGAACAATTCTGTCAACACCATGAAGCGCGGCAGCTTCTTCGACGCGATCACGGCCATGCCGGCGGGGTACTGAGATGGCGAAAACCGACATAGCATATCTTGACGGCATTCTCCTGCAGATGGAGACGATCGAGGACGGTTTCGAGGTTGCGATCGCTCGCTACGAATTTCCGTATGTCGATGGTGCCGACCTGGAAAACATGGGTCAGAAGGCCCGGACAATCCGGGTTCGCTGTTATTTCTGGGACGGTTCCGACAACGCCACTTATGACGATCACATCGAGCTGATCAACCTGCTGCAGCAGCGGGATCTGCTGGAGTTCCAGCACCCGAAGTACGGCCTTACCCAGGTCATGGTCGAACAGGTTTCGGTGCGTCATGATGATACGGAGCGGACGGCCCAGGTCGATCTCACGCTGGTGGAGCAGCTGCGCACCGAGATTATCGTCGATCGTGGTGATGTGCAGGGTGATGCCGAGGGGGTATTTGCCGAGGGACAGGAAGAGCAGCAGGCTGAATTCGGTGAGGATGCCGCGTCGGCCTTGGGTGATAATCGCGGTTTCGTCAACCAGGTGCTCGATGGTGCAACCGGCATTTATGCTCAATTTACCGGGGTCGCGCTGGCCGCCCGCGAATTCGTCCGGGAGGTCGACTCATACGTGACCATGTTTCAGGCCACCGTGACCGAGCTGACGAACCCGGTCAACTCGCTACTGGCAACGGTAAGTTACGCCACCAGCCTGCCGGGCCGGGTGATCGGCCCGATCGCGGCAGCGGTGGAGCGCACCGCCCGGCTGTACGATTCCCTGTCGAATTCTCCGGACCGCTTCCTGTCGAGCCTGAAGCAAGCTTTTGCCGGTCTCGAGGAGGCCGTCGAGGGCTTTTCCCCGAGCACCACGAAAGCCGGTGTCAGCGCCCGATCGATGATGGTCAAGCATCTCCGCATCGCGGCCGCGCAACGGATCGCCCTCGAGGCGGCCTACCTGTACAAGGCCGATGAATCGAAACGACAAGCGGTTCGCCGGTCGGAGAAAACCCGCAGCTTCGATATCCTGGGCAGCTACATCAAGCCGCAGTCGACCGAGGCGGTACTGAATGTCAGGGAGCTGGAGTCGTCGCTGGCCGACGTCCGGACGATGATCCAGACGGCGGTTGACGAATCTCGCGGGATGCGCTCGTTGCAAACGATGGCCCGGCAGCTCCTCGAGCACATCAATACAGTGAAGCTCGAGCGCGAAAAGATCGTCGATGTGACGCTCGACAATTCGATGCCGCTGCACCTGGTCTGCCTGCGCTATGGCCTGCCGTACAACTATGCCGACCGGATACGCTCGATCAACCCGGCGCTGCGCAACCCGAACTTCACCGAGGGAGAGGTCAGCATCTATGTCCGATAGCGTCTCTCTGCAGATCGGCGGAAAGCGGATCACGAGTTTCCTGGAATACCGGGCGGAGGCCGATCTCTACACCGCCGATGATGCATTTTCGATGGTGATTAAGGACCCGAAGGTGGAGGTCAGCGCCGGTCAGCAATGCGAGCTGTACGTGAACGATACCCTGGAGCTGACCGGGATTATCGATCGGTGTATCAGGTCACATGACAAGTCGGGACGGAGGCTGCGCATCGAGGGGCGTGACCTGATGGGTCTGGTGGTGGACTCTTATTGTGAGCAGTTCGTGGATGTGCAGGGCACGACTGTGAAGAGCCTTGCAGAGATGTTGCTCCGGACGGTGCCGTTCATCAACCGGAAAAACATCGTCTACCAGGAGAACATTATCGGCAAGCTGAAGGGAAAGAAACAGACGGTTTCGCAGCCGGCGGTCGGATTCCTGGACACGCCGCAGAAGATCAGCAAGATCGACCCAGGCATGACGGTGTTCGAGGTGCTCAGTACCTACGCCGCGAGCCGAGGACTGATGTTCTACTCCCTGCCGGACGGGACCTTTGTTTTCGGGCGGCCGAAGGCTGGCGGCGAGCCGGCGTTTTTCCTGACCTGCAACGAGGACGGCAACGGCAACAATACCAATGAGGGCGAACTGCTGGAGGACATCTCGAAGCGCTATTCAAAGGTGACCATTATCTCGCAGGGCCAGGGTTTTGACGATGACGGCATGGACACGAACAAGGTGAATACACCGGTGTCACGCGATGATAAAACGTTTCCTTTTTATAAGCCTTTCGTGACCAGGTTGACGAACGATTCGCAGAGTCCGGAGCTGGCCGCCCGCCTGCTGCTGGAGAAACAGCAGCACGAAGGTTTTCAGTTGTCCTACAAGGTACCGAGGCATAGCCAGAACGGTAGGAACTGGACGATCAACGAGCTGGCCACGGTCCGTGATGAAAAGCTCGGGCTGAACGATACTTACCTGATCTTCGGCCGCGTCTTCGAGCTGACAAAAGAAGGCATGTTTACCCGCCTGAAGCTTGGCTATCCGGGGGTGGTGGCATGATCAGGGCCAGAATTATCGAGGTTATCGAGGGTGTGATCAAGCGTTTTTCGGCTAATGGCCGGGCGAATGAAACGATCACGAGCCGGGAATATTTTCAGCATTACGGTTACACCTCTCGGCCGCTGGCTGCAGCTGAAGGGATCGTCATCCGGGAGGGAAATCAGCTGGTCATGATTGCCTCCGACGATCGCCGCTACCGGATCAGTCTCGAGGAGGGCGAGTGTGCCCTTTATGACGACCAGGGGCAGAAGGTCCACCTGAAACGCAATAACGAGATCCACGTGGTCTGCCTGAACAAACTGACTGCAGACGTGACGAATGACGTGGAAGTCAACACCAAACGGGCGGCCGTTAATGCTTCGGAAAGCTGCATTGTGACCAGTCCACTGGTAAAAGCGGTTGCGTCGACGCAAGTGATCCTGGACACGCCGCTGACCAGCTGCACCGGCGATCTGGCTGTTGACGGTGGAATCACCTGTAGCGGTACCTATGGCGCCAGCGGCGGCAGAATCCAGACGCCGGGTAACATCGAGTCAACGGCAGGCGAGGTTGTCGACCAGGTCAGGAGCATGGCCGCCGATCGCGCTATTTATAATTCCCACAATCACAGCGATCCGCAAGGCGGCTCGGTCGGTACGCCGACCCCGCAGGAGTAACGGATGGACTTTGCAATAGCCATCGACGGCAGCCAGGGCAGCATGACCTTTGAGCCGGTCGAGACCATTTTGAACAACATTTACCTGTCGCTGATGGTGGAGCGGGGCAGCCTGTTCGTCAATCCGGAGTTCGGCTCTCGCCTGCACTTGCTGAAGCGGGCGAAGAACACCGTGAATAAAGAGTCACTGGCCCGCGAGTATTGCCGTGAAGCACTGAAGTGGCTCCTGGACACCGGCCGGGCCATGGATATCCAGGTGGAGAGCGAGAGGGACCGCAAACAGGATCTGAACCGGCTGAAGCTGCGGGTCATTGTTACTCAGTCGAACGGCCGGACCGTTACGTTTGAGCGGTTTGTGGAGGTGGTATGAGCTTTGTTTTACCAGGCTTTGATGAGTTATTAAATAACCTGTTAACGGACTATAAAAACCAGTTTCCCGAGGCTGATATTTCCCAGGGTAGCTTGGTTTTTATCAAGAGTGCCTGCTATGCCTCAGCGCTCTGGGGCCTGTATCAGCACCAGGATTGGATAGCCCGGCAGATCCTCCCCGATTCCGCAGACTCCGAGTATCTCGATCGGCACGCCTGGGTGCGGGGCCTCGAACGAAAGCTGGAGGAGTCGGACGCGGCCCTGTTGGCCAGGCTGCTGGAATACATCCGCAGGCCACCGGCAGGCGGCAACCGCTATGATTACGTCAAATGGGCGCTCTCCGTCCAGGACGTGGCCTCGGCTCTCTGTATCCCGACCGGCCAGGGACCGGGTACGGTGGACGTGGTTATCCTGGCCGACCCGGTGACGACCGGCTCCGAGATCCCGGATGCCGAACTCCTGGAAGCCGTCTACGCCTACATCATTGATCTCCACCCGGCGGCATCGCTGCTGACCAGGATACTGGCTCCGGAGATCCTGATCGTTGATGTCACTATCACCCTGGATGCGCCGGGGGTCAATCCGGTCGCCGTGGCCCAGGACATAACCGCCTATCTCAACTCGCTGACCGTCGGCAAGAGTCTCTATCTCTCGCAGCTGATCAACCTGGCGATCGGCACCAGCGACGGCGATGTAACCGTCACGGCACCGGTGGCCAATGTTGTCCCGACAGACTACCAGGTAATCCGGCCGGGGGTGATTAGTGTCACATAGCGACGTACTGCAGCTACTCTTCCCGCTGAATCTGGACGGGGTTTTTGCCGGTGACCTAGCGGTAGAGGGCGCTTCCCTGGACACCGCCCAGGCATCGGCTGAGACGTTGCTGACGGAGATGCTGCCGAACCGGGCTTATATTCTGCTCTCCGACTGGGAGCGGGTCACCGGCATCGTACCGGGCGCCGACGAGCCGCTGCAGTCGCGCCGTGATCGCGTTGTCCGGAAGCTCCGCGAGTTGGGCGATATCAAGAAGCCCTACTACGAAACACTGGCCCGGTCGCTCGGTTATGAAATTTACCTCCAGGAGTACGTACCGACCATGGTCGGCTGGGTCTGTGCCGGGGACGAGCTGATCACGAACGACGACCCGGCGATCCTGTTCATCTGGAACGCCCATATATTCGGGCAGTCGATCTATTATTTTCATGCGGGGCAATCCTGCGCGGGAGAGCGCCTCGCCTGGTGGCGGCCGGCCACGGAGCTGGAGTCGGTCCTGGATGAGCTGCGCCCGGCCCATGTGAAATTCATCTTCGCCTACGAGGAGTAACGAATGGCTAAAACGGTATTTACTGACGGAGATCCGTCACTGGGGATATTGGGGACGCGGGTGCTGGCGGCATTTCTGAATAAGATTTTCAACCACAAGCACGACGGTTTGGACCAGGATGGTTCCGTCTCGAAAATAAGCCTTTCGGAACTGGAAGATGCTATTGCACTCCGCCTTGCACCGACCGGAATGATTATCTATACGGCAGCAGCAGAGGCACCTGCCGGGTATCTAAAGGCCAACGGAGCCCTGGTCTCCCGAGTAACGTACGCGACGCTCTTTGCCACTATTGGTACTACATACGGCATAGGAGATGGTGCGACAACCTTTGCTCTTCCGGATCTGCGCGGAGAGTTTATTCGAGGCCTGGATGACGGCCGGGGTGTGGATGCTGGCCGTGCGCTCGGGAGTGCGCAGGCAGACAGTTTCAAAAGTCATAATCATGCCTGGTCAATGCCTGGATCGCCGAACAATGAAAATGAAACTATCGACTATATTGCAGCCGGACAAGCAGCAAACTGGCTCACCTTCAATGTGGCCACAAGTTCTACTGGCGGCTCCGAAACCCGTCCGCGCAACATAGCGTTGCTGCCTTGCATTAAATACTGAGGAGACACTTATGCAACGACCTGATACTCCTGATGGATTATTTATTGATGGCAACCCAGCCACCGGCGTAAAGGGTACGCCGATCACCGCCGAATGGCTCAATGCCTTGATTGCCGTTGGGGCTTTTTTGAGTGGAGATGCGGAACCTCCCGATGCTGGGCTGGGTGGTCCGGGCGATTATTACGTCTGTAAAGTTGCACCCTTTAATCTCTATGGCCCGAAAGATCAAGATACCGGGTGGCCGGGAGCAGCCACTCGCCTTCACGGGGACACGATCAATATCGGGGAAGTGACCACGGGAGAACCAGGGTCTCTGGCTACAATTACAAATGTCGGGACAGCCCGCGACATCGTCCTTGATATTTCCATCCCGCAGGGCGACATTGGTCTAACCGGCAACCCATACAAAGCATACGCCACAAAAGCGCTTGCGACTGCCGACTTGGCAAATATTCCCGCAGATGCCTTGATATGGGTAAATGCCGACTCGACGCCAGCAAATAATGGTTTTTATGCGAAAACAGGCGGAGTCTTGGCTCAAAGCTCATATGATCGGGTGGCATTGGTTGAGGCATCGGCAGCAAGTAATAAGGCAGTGGCAGAAACGGCAAGGAAAGATGCAGGGCTTTCCGTTATTCCGGAAAATAGCCGCTTTGACTCGAACACCCCTGTTACTTCCACGACTGCCGGCATTTTCGGGTTTTCTTTAGGTTCGGGGACTTTAGCAACGCATGACGAAGGGGTCCAAAATACCCCAAATGCAGGAAGTAATAATATTGTTTCAAATAATACCTTGCTCACAAATATGGCGGGGAAAACCTGGTTTTACAAATTCGAAGCGAAAGGACTTTCAGCTTCCGGAGCCCTTCACTTTGCGCTGGGGAATACTATCAGTACAGCAAACTCTATACAGTTAGCTCTTACGACGGCGTGGAAAACTTTTGAGGGCTCACTCGTAGCTGGAAGTGCAAATTTAAATAGGATTGCTTTTATCCAGCTATCGACAGCCCTGTTGCCTTATGCAATCAGGAATTTTTCTCTAGTCGAAGGGAAAGAACTCTTGCTTGACAGGCTTGCCGGTATAGAAGGTGATATTGCTGAAAACTCAGGAGCAATCAGTAACACAAATCAGGTGGCTTCGGATTTTAGGGATGAGCTATCAACAATTATTCCCCTGGAAATAATCCCCTCAGATTCCAGGATGGATGCAAATACTCCTGTAACCTCCACAACAGCGGGTGAATTTATTGCGTTCAGAAATGCCGTATTTTCTGCAGGGTCAGAGGGTGGGGTCACCGTCCAGATAACAGCAGGTTTGTCGTATTCTGGTTTGCGTCACGAAACATTATTGTCCCCTTATGTAAATGGCCGTGAATTCACGTTATCGGGGGAAATTAAACGAATCTCGGGCTCGGGTGATTTAGGAGTTTATCCGGAGACCGATTCGTCTCAAGCGACAATAACCCCAACCGACGCATGGACTTCATTTTCCGTAACAATTTATCCGGCAGGAAAAGCTGGGTACGATGACGGAAGATTTACAATAGGCGCCAAATCTAGCGATACAACCATTACTTTTGAAATACGGAAATTATCAATAAAGGCCATCAGCTATTTGGATCAAACTCTATTATCGCAAGATAGCCGAATCGAAACACTAGAGGCACTCAGCGGATTAACGCCTCTAAAAGTTTCGATAATTGGTGACAGTATTTCAACCTGCCAAACCAACAACGCCGTCGAATTGACGATCTTAGCGGGTGACGTGGGAAATACCATATCTGCGTACCCGACGATCAATGACTTTAATGCCGGTTTAACTATCGGAGGTGTTGCCGTCACTCTAGGAATGGTTGGGGTGTTGACTGCTTTTACGCCTGCGGCTGGAGATATCGGAAAGGTAATTGGGAAACCGGCAAACTATAATACATTGACACAGGATCAACTATGGTGGGGTAAAATGGCCGCCGATCTTGGGCTGACTGTATTGCAAAATGTATCATGGTCCGGGGCTTCAATCTCTTCACATGAAGGGACTGACGATACATATAAGACATCCTATGCTTGGCACCCAGCCCAGGTACGAAAATGCGCGACAAGAGACGCTGCCGGAGCCTGGATCAATCCCGATGTGATCATAATCTATCGTGGGACAAATGACTTCAGCCATTCCCCATATGCGAAGCTGACGACCTTCGACAATACCCTTACTGCCATTCCGGCTGACGATGTCGTGACAGGAGGCTTCGGATTTAAAGAGGCCCTTGCTCTTACAGTCTCTAACCTTCGAGCAGCCTATCCTTTTGCGAGAATTGTACTATGTACCTTGAATATTTTTAAACGGGTAATTTATGACCATTTCCCCACCAGAAACGGGACTAATACCTTGCCAGAATTCAACGATGCCATTCGCAAAGTAGCGGATATCATGGGCTGTGGGCTGATAGAATTCGACAAGTCAGGCGTTACCTTCGAAAATATTTATCCAACATATGCAAGCGACAGTGCGACCACACCGACCCATCCAAACGCTGTTGGGCATGCAAAAATGGCTGAACGGGCTAAAAAGGATATTGTTTCAGTGATTAACTAGATTGTAAGTTTGATATTGAAGAAAGAGGCAGCGGCCGGACCATGCGGGAACATGATCCGACCGCCAGCAACACTGAGCTAGCAGTGAGCCGACCAAGGCTGCCCGCCCTGTACAGAGCACGGGAAGCCTATCAAAAACCGCTTGATAAATCAAGGAGGCTCACATGTTTCAACCTATTATTCCGTGGATCGGCGGCAAACTCCGCCTGGCAAAGCATATTTTACCCCTCTTTCCAGCACATCAGTGTTACGTGGAACCTTTTGCTGGTGGAGCGGCAATTTTATTTCAGAAGGAGCCGGTAAAATCCGAAGTCTTGAACGATATCAACCTGGACCTGGTCACATTGTACCGGGTCCTACAACATCACCTGGAGGAATTTACCCGGCATTTCAAGTGGGTTTTAACCAGTCGTAAAATGTTCGAGTGGCTGCAGAACACACCGCCCGACACTTTGACCGATATTCAAAGGGCCGCTAGGTTCTACTACCTACAAAAGTTATCTTTCGGCGGGAAAGTCCACGGCCAGACGTTCGGTACCGCGACCACCAGTGCTCCAAGACTAAACCTCCTGCGCATCGAGGAGGATCTGAGCCAAGCACACTTGAGGCTTTCTCGGGTTTGTATTGAGCACCTAAGCTGGCAAAAATGCATCGAGAAATACGACCGCGAGCACACAGTGTTTTTCCTCGATCCTCCATACTGGAAAACAGAAGGCTACGGAGTTCCGTTTGGTTTTGAGGAGTACCTGGAATTGGCTGAACTCATGGGGAACATGAAAGACAAAGCGGTCCTGAGCATCAACGACCACCCTGATGTTCGGGAGGTCTTCAAAAGCTTTCAGGTGAAGTCTGTTCCGATCAACTATACTGTTGGTGGGGCTGACAAAAGGAAGGACACAAAGGAGCTTATTTATTGGAACTGACCGACTACCGGACTTTTAAGCTAAGGCAAATAGGGCATAGTTGGGTACCAGGTTGGGGTGGAAAGTTATCCAGGGCTTGAATATGAGCATCTGGGCGTAAAATAGAATAAAAACGATAATCAATATCAAACCTAGATGGGCTGGTAGTGGCTTATATAGAAACAGCCCCAAATTTCTTGTATCGTAAACCAAAGTAGGTGCCAAAGCGGCCGCAAAGTGGTGCCAAATATCGCGCCGGGCTACACGAGGGGTGAGGAAATACCAGTCAACGACCAGTCATTTTTGCATGAAAAAAGGGGTTACGGAAAAACCGTAACCCCTTGATTTTCATGGTGCCCAGGGACGGAATCGAACCGCCGACACGAGGATTTTCAGTTAGAGTTTTGTAACTGTAGAGTACCGTCGTCACTGGCTTTGCTCGTCTTCTTCGACAGACACCTGGTGTGTGTATTCTCCCTCGATGTGCGCGGCGAATTTTGCGGCCTCGGCCTGGTAGTAGGTTCCTGCCAGGTTGATGTATTGATCCGTTGTCTGCATGGAGGCGTGCCCCAGCATATCCTGGACGGCTTTCGGGCTGACGCCGGCAGCAATCGCGGCGGTGCCGAAGGTGTGCCGGCACAGGTGATGGTAGACTCTCTGGCTGATCCCGGCTTTTTCGGCGGCGCGGATCAGCGGTTTGCGGATTGCGTAATACGCTTTTCCTGTTTTGGGGTTTGCGAAGAGCAGGCCCCTTTTGTTTTTCTTCAGGGCCTCTTCCAGGGAGCGGTAGAGCCTGGCCGTGGTAATTGGCATCACGCGGAGCTTTCCGCCTTTGCCTTTTACCAGGATAATCCGCCGGCGCAGGTCAACCTGTTCGGCTGTCAAGGTCAATGCTTCGGTTCTCCGGAGTCCGGCGTCGATCATGACCAGGAGCGTTCCGAGATATTCCGGTTCTATGGCGGCAACGATGGCGTTGACGTCTTCCCGGTGCAGCGGCATTGGTTCTTCCTTGCGTGCCGTCTGTTTGGCGGAAAAGTTTTTGATCCGGATCTGCTGATCCGTGTAGCCGTGTTCGTGGCACCAGCGCAGGAATGACGAGAAGTAGGCCAGCTCTTTGGCCACCGTGCGCTTGCTGATCTTCCGCGTCGTCAGTTTGCAGCGCTTCTGGTGTTCCAGATCCGATTCGTCCTTGCGCTGTTTGGGTATGATTTCCGTTGCCAGGCGAGCGGACTTGTACTGCTCGACCACAATCGGCGCGGAGATCTCGGACAGGTGCATTCCGCCGAAAAATTTGATGATAGGGACCAGGCAGAAATTCAGGTCTTTGACGGTATTGTCTCGATGATCGTTTTTGTAGGAGTCTTTCCAGTCGGAAAGAAGTTCCGCGACCTTCGGATCGAACGAAACCGGAGCGTGTCGTGCTCTCCTGGAGAGCCTGACCATTTCCTGCCAGTAGGCGTAGGCCTCACCCTCGGTGCCGGTGAAGTGCCGCTGGTGGTGCGGTCCCTTCCTTCCCTGGGGGCGCCAGTCGACCAGGAAGCAGTTTTTGTGTTTTGTGCATACCCTTACGGCCATTATGAGTTATTGGCCTGTTTTTTTATATTTCTAAGAAAGCCTTTGATTGCATTTCGAGTTTTTACAAATGCTTTTGATGAGCCATAGTCTGCTTCAGACATGCTATCTAAAACAACGCATCTGTTTATTTCTCTTAAGTAAATTATTAAACAGGAAACTCCATCATTATTAATCCTCGAAGCCACGGCATGATCTAGATTGATTTCGCCTTCCAGATCTTTTAATTCAATGGACGGATAATAGAAGAATAATTCTCCATCAGGAAGTGCATCATATACTTGTTCTGAAAATTTTATGAAACTTGCAGGAGTAGTGCACTCAATATAATTAATCTGTTCTGATGCAATTGGTTGAGGAGTGAGTGCGTCGGCATGTGCAACGTTAGATAGTAAGAATATCCCGATCAATAAAGCTATTTTTAAAATATCCATCGCAGTAACCCCCAGTATATTGGCCAAATTGTTGATAGAAAAACATCACATCCGAAAACAATCACTGCCCCAAAGAAACTGCTTGTCTCTGGCAAATCTTCATAGAGCAGGTAAACCAGGGTAAGGAAAGCGGGGATAGAGTAGAAAAAAGGGGCAAGTGCACCAAATACCATTGCAACTTTATCTTTCATTTAACCCTCCATCCTAACCGTTTGAGTTCCGCTTTAAGTTCGAGTCCTCGGAGTCCCTCGCCG